GATTCCTCCCGTGTGGTGTTCTTGTTCAGCAAATCCCAACTGCCAGTCGCGCCACACATCCCCTTTGCCCTGGGCGTGGGCGAGTTGTACACCTTGCTTTTGGTCGCGCCCCTCTCGACTGCGTAGTCCAGCCTGTCCCTGAGTTGTCCCGTCTGCCCCGACCCCTTGTAATCTGTCGCGCATGGGGTAGGCCAACTGCTCTCGCCGTCTGGCGACAATCCAGATTCTGTCCCTTTGGTGGTTTGCTCCAACGTCTGCCGCTCCCAGCACTCCCCACTGCGCATCAAACCCCATCGAGGCCAAGTCTCCGAGTACGGTTCCAAGTCCCCGAGAAGTGAGCATTGGTGAGTTTTCCACAAACGCATATCGGGGTCGTACTTCGTGAATGATGCGCGCCATTTCTCGCCACATCCCTGACCGCTCTCCGTCAATGCCTGCTCCTTTGCCCGCAGCGCTGATGTCCTGGCACGGGAATCCCCCTGACACCACATCAACACAGCCGCGCCAAGGTGTTCCGTCAAAGGTTTGTACGTCATTCCAAATCGGGAAAGGCGGGAGAAGTCCGTCATTTTGTCGGGCGACAAGTACGCTTGCGGGGTAGGGTTCCCACTCGACGGCACAAACTGTTCGCCATCCAAGGAGTTCGCCTCCGAGTATGCCGCCACCAGCGCCTGCGAAAAGAGCCAACTCATTCATCAGCCCTCCTTGTGGAAGATGCCGTCAGCATCTAGCCAACCCTTGCGGTCTTTGATCTCGTTGTATGCCCTCTCCAAGCACACCACCAAGTCGGTATCCTCGCAGGCAGCACCCATGATTAACGTCACCAAGATGTCCCCATAGGCGTCGTCGCGCGCGGCCTTGTCCCCACGCAAAAGCGCTTCTTCTAGCTCATCCACCTCTTCACGGGTCTTCTTCAGTTGGGCAAGGGCGGTCGAGTTCTGCACGATTCTGCGAGCCTGTCCCCACTCAATACACTTCATTTCATAGTAACGGTAGCTCATAAAAGTCCCCAAAAAATTCCAGCAACAAAAGACACCAGGATGACCCAAGCCATCGTGATGCCAAACAAATAAAACAAATCACCCACCTCGGGCAGGTACTCAGGCACAACGATTGGGTTAGCCACATCAGGCGGCGGCTCTTGGCCTGCTCTAACCCTGCGTATCAGCTTGGCTGACTTTTGTAGCTCGGCGTTAGCCTTTCGCACAGGGCAGTTCCGTCCCTGGGTACACTCCCAATCGCAACAGTTCATGGCTATTTCCCTTTCAAGATCGGTTGCCAACGGGTGCGTGGCTCATTGGCGTGTTTGACATAGAAGTGAATAAGGTAGTTGATGAGTTGTGAGTAAGTCATCTCCACCCCTGTCTGCTCGGCAATAAACTCCCTGATCTCATCAATACTTTTGCTGATCGGGATGGTGATCCGCTTTTCTTTCATGCCGTCTCCTTGATGGGCGTGGCTCGTTTGTGTTTGATTTCCTGCGTCACGATGTCTAGCGCCTGCTCCATTTGCTTGACCGTTGATATTTCAAGCTGGGCATCATGCAGTTCCATTGCCTCATTGAGTGCCGCCATCTCATCGGCTTTCAAGATGAACCTGTTGGACTCCAGCCCCCGCTTGCCCACAGACCGCAGGGCAGCCAGCCCCGCATTGACAACCTCTTTGTACTCATGCCCAAAACCCATGCGCCAGTACGCTTCTGTAATGTTCATGCAAGAAATCAGGATGTCTAGGTCTTGGCGGGTAGCCTCGCCCTTGGTCAGCGCTGCCATAGCGCCGTGGTTGCGTAGCCTCAAGACTGTAATGGCGTCGCCTGTCTCTGCAATGGGCTTCATCCCAGACTTCACCCATGACATCGTGTCCGTGATGACCCCCTTGGGGCGGTATTTACTACGTTTACGCATCAGTTAAACCTCTTGATCTCAATCTCTAGGTCTAGCTCCTCGGCTATCGTCCTGAGATTCATCGCCATGATCGACATCCAATGTGATTGCGTTGCGACTTGAGCCGCCAGCTCAATGACCGCATTTTGCAAGTCTTCAATAACGTCGTCGCGTTCTTGGTCAGTCATTTAATACTTCCATCAAAGTAACTGCCACACGGGGCCAGTTAGAGTAGTGCTTGCTAACGTGCAGGTTGACCACCTGGGAATCATCCACAAACAACACGCCATTGCAGGCATCCATGACCGCCTTGGCAAAGTTGTCTGCATCGGGCTTCTTGATATGGTGTTCTTTGCCCAGTTTTGCGGCCTCTGTGCGCTTTTTAGACCACGATGCAGGTATAGGTAGGTAGAACCGCAAAGAAAGCGCCACAGGGCCATCCATAGGCTCGGATGAACCCATGGCTTGACGGGCAGCTTCACGCACCACAGCCTCCCACTCAGAGGTTTTGGCAGGGGTGTATGTCTTGACGAACCCACCACGGCTAGAAAAGCGTGGGCGACCCTTAGCCACAGGGGTGGCGTCGATAATAAATTCGGTCATAAAGGTCATTTGCTTGGCTTCTTCTTGTTTACCTTGAGCATCCAACAAGCCCCACACATCCACTTCTCAGGGCTGTAATCAATGCCGCCCTCTGGCACTCGCATCTCATCGCACTTGTAGCACTTCTTGAGTGGGTGTCCATTCATGCTCTGCTTGGTTTCTTGAGGTCGTCTCATCCAAATCTCCAGTTAACTCTAATGCTAGATTGATGGCGGGTAAGGGAAAACCCTGCCCCTCTTTGGCGCGGTCTAGCAACCGCACGGCCTGCTCGTACGTCATTGGAAAATCCAAGCTAGCAGGAAAAAAATTGCAAACAACGCAACCAAGTGGCTGTAATTGATGCGCTTGGCCTGCACTTCCAAGGCGCAAGCATAGTCACTGCCCCCAGGGAAAGCCTCATGCATGGTGCGCGGGTACTTGTAATCAACTCTCATGTTTGTCTCCAAGAAATGCCGCTAGGCGTTGGTCGGTAGTCTTGTATCGAGCCAAGTGTTCCATGATTAGGTACTCCACAATGCTTGCCTGAGAGCGCCTTTGCTCCACGCTTGCCCTATGTAAAAGCGCCTTTGCCTCTGGTCTGACTCGCACCAAGACTGGTGTCAGTTTGATCTTCTTCATGCCCGAATGATAAAGCATATATGCTATCTCCGTGAAATCAATATATTAGGGAAAGTCCTAGTTTTATAGCTTGACAACTTGCTACGCCTCTATGATAAGATGCTTTCACCGTGATAGCAAGTATCTCGGGACATCAACCTACCAACTAAGGAGAGATGAAGATGTTTGGTAAATTCAATGACTCAGCGTGGGGTGAAATGTGGCACAAGCTAGTGCGTCGCAATGGCCCCGCAACATCTGTCGCAGCGGCAAAGGCTGTGGACACAACCAAGCTAGAACAGATTGTCTATGAGGTCATCGCAAGTCATCCTGATGGATGCACCCAAGATGAAGTCTTAGCCATCTTGTCCGAGCTACCGTACTCAAGTGTTACCGCCCGCTTCAGTTCGCTGATCCGCAAGGGCTACATCGAGGCTACTGGTGAAACCCGTGAGGGTCGGTCAGGACGCCAGCAACGTATCTTAAAAATCACAGGACAATAATCATGCCAAAACTTACATCGGACACATCGCTGTCTTGCTCACAACTGCCCGCTCTTATGGGCGTCAGCAAGTGGTCAAGCCCCAACGACACCCTCAAGTTCTGTGTCACCGCCATTGACGGTGGCGATCCACGGACTGAGGCAGGCGAGGCGGCTGACTGGGGCAACCTCTTGGAGTCAACCATCATTGCAGAGATGGCTCACCGCCTTGGGCTAGAGCGCTTCACGTTCCCCCAAGAGGCGTTCCATCACCCTACCATTTCATTGTCAGCTAGCTTGGATGCCGTGGGCTTCCCATCAGTTGAGCGCCCTGTCATCAAGCATGACCCCGCCAATGGCATCTACGTTATGGACGGCGATGAGATTGAGTTGACAGGCCCAGGTGTGCTAGAGTCCAAGTTGACCCGTGGATACCCTGAAGAAAGCCCACCTCTATATCGTGGGCCGATCCAAGTCCAAGGGTGCATGATGTGCGCCGACATGGAGTGGGCAGCTATCGGCACGTTGTACTCAGGCGTCGAGCTACGCATCTACTTGTTCAAGCCCCATAAAACCACGCAAGAGAGCATCATCAACACGGCTGAAGACTTTGAGCGCCGTCTGAATGTCTACCGCAAGACGGGGGAGGTTGAGTGGTATGAGCCAACCAGTAGCAAGGACGCTGACCGTGTGTGGTCTGATGCCAATGATGAAGAGATTGATCTAGGCGAGAATTTCCAGCCCCTGGTCGAGGCGATCAATGACATCAAGGCTAAGAAGAAGATCATGGATGAACAGATTGCCCACCATGAGACTGAGCTGAAGAAAGTCATGCAAGAGTTCAGTTCGGCTAGGGCAGGCAAGTACAAGATCAGTTGGCCCATGAGACATTACAAGGCTACGCCAGAAAAAATTACGCCAGCAAAAGAGGCGTACTCAATCCGTCAATC